CAAGACTCCTCACTATGAGAACTTCATGCCAGCATGGTTTATTTCGAAAGCTGGTTATTACGCTTCAATGGATAACTTGAAGAACGCAGCAGGTGGAAACACGGCTCGTGAATTGGAGTCTGGCAACGGATTGCAATTCTTAGGCTATCCAGTTGTTTGGACGCAAGTACTTCCAACGTCATTGGCTGACCAGGCCAGCACCACATTAGCTTACTTCGGTGACTTACGAATGGCGGCTTTGTTCGGTGATCGTCGTGGCATGACCATGAGCGTTACCGATCAGCGTTATTGGGATGAAGACCAAATTGCTATCAAAGGTACTGAGCGATTTGATATCAACATTCATTCAGCCGGTACAGCTTCGGCCGCTGGCGCACTAATCGCAGTTAATACACCAGCATCTTAAAAAGGAATTGAAATAATGAACGAATTGCAACATGCAAGATTTAAGGCTTGCATTCCACCAGCCGCAATTATCGACGATGGTTCTGCTACTACCGTAGAGATTGACACTCTTGGTGCAAGCTATTTAACGGTTGTTGTGCAACTTGGGGCAACGGATATCGCTCTGACTGCTTTGAGTTTAACCCAGTCAGATTCAGCCGGATCAGGTCACGCAGCTTTAAGCGGTGCGACGTTTGACGGCGGAACTGATACCAAAGGCGGAACGCTTGCTTTGCCTAGTGCTACTGACGATAACCAAGTTTGCGTCTTCCAAGTAGACTTGCGAGGCAAAAAGCGTTACTTCGATATCGTTGCAACGTTTGGCGATGGAACGGCTGGCGGATTTATTTCGGCTACTGCTATTCTATCGAAGAACAGTGCAGCAGCTTTGACAGATGTAACTTATGCTAACGGTGGCGTCTGTCGGGTTGTTTAATGTATAGATGTTTAATCACTTCTGAACCGTCTAGCGAGCCAGTTACGTTGACTGAGTTAAAGGCTCATTTGCGTGTGGATCACTCGCTAGACGATACCGAACTTGGCGACAAGATAACAGAAGCGAGAAAAGCATTAGAGACGAGAACAAATAGAGCGTTCTTTACACAAACTAGAACGCTCTATTTTAGTTCATTCGATCACACCACAAGCAGAATTTTGCTACCTGGTTCACCTGTTGCATCCATTTCGTCGCTTGTCTATGTCGATGTTAATGGTGACAGTCAGACATGGACATCTAGCGAGTATTCTTTGCGGGTTGGCGAGCCTAGTTATTTGCAGCTTGCATATAATGAGGATTGGCCAGATACCCGCAGCAAACGCGATGACATTGTTATTACCTATATTTGCGGTGCTTCTGATGTTGCTGATATTGATTCAAGAGCTAAATCGGCAATTAAGTTATATGTTGAATTGAATTACGACAGAGAAGAAAACCGCGATAAGACATCAGAACGAATTGATAGGTCATACGAGACGTTGGTTAATCAATTAACTATCGGTGATGAGTTCCTGAGTTATGCCTAATTTTCACCAGCAGGTTACTTTTAAATCGCCGAGTTCAAGCGTTGACGCATACGGCCAGGAAACGGGAGCAGAGACGACCGTTGCTGTTAGGCGTGCAACAGTGCGACAGATGAGCGGTAGAGAGCTTGCAGCGGCTAGTCAATTGTATCCAAGTGCTAACTGGAAAGTTATTTGCAGGTACGATACGGCGTTATTAGGTAGCGAGACATGGAACATTACATACGGTTCTAGAGTGTTGGAAATTGGCAACATAAACAATGTTGATGAGAGAAATCGTTTGCTAGAGTTCCTTTGTTCAGAGGTTCAGTAATGGCTAAACCGATCATAGTAATTACTGGCGATGATGAGCTAAATAAGAAGCTGAAATTGTTAGCTGGTAAGGATGCAAAAAAGGTTGTTCGTAAATCATTACGGCCAGCGTTAAAGCCTGTATTGCAAGAGGCTAGAGGTGCAGCACCAACCAAATCAGGCCAGCTTAAAAAGAACATCAAGATTAAATCGATAGCCAGGTCTAGGACTTACATCGGCGCGAGAGTGACCAGCGGGCTAGGTAAGGCTAAATCAGGCAATGAGAATAGCGGCGTAGCTTATTATGGTTCTTTCCTGGAATACGGGACAAAACCACGAACGACAAAATCAGGTGCGAATCGAGGCAAGGTTAAGCCAATCAGGTTTATGCTTAGAGCGGCAGAGAAAAAGCGCGAGCACGCTTTAAGGATATATCGTGCTGGAATTGCGGCAGGGTTGAAGGAGATTGCTTTACGTGGCTGATCTAGATGCAAACCTGCGAACTTTTCTTTTGGCTGATGCTCCCATTGCGGCAATTACAACAAACGTTCATGTAAATAACGTTCCTGATAATAAAACAAAGCCTTATGTTTGGTTTCAATTGGACGATGAAAGTCAGCCATTAAACCTTGGCGGATCAACTGGATTAATACAATCATTCTTTGACTGTGAAGCTACTAGCGTAACATTATCGCAGGCTAAGGATTTAGCAGCAAAAATTAAGACGGCATTACACGGATATACAGGGTCGTTCGGTGACCAGAACGTGGCATACGTTGAAGTTACTTCGCGTGATGACACATACGAAACAAGGCAGGACTTTGGCGACTTAGATAACTTGCATGTATCAGCATTAACAATTGAAATTGGAGTAGATGGAAGATGAGCGAATATTTCGGCAACGCTGTTACAGCGACTTTAGATAGCGACAGTTTGGGACAGCTAAAATCGTTGTCTATTCCTGGCGACAACTTTGACACGGAAGACTTCACAGGATTAGGTGATACTCACGAAGACTTGCGTATGGTTCCGATTCAATCAGCAGAAGAATTCGATTTAACCTTTTCTTATGATCGGTCAGAGACATTACAGGGTACAATCGAGGGGTTGGTTGGGAATAACACAGGCGTCAACTTGGTTGTGACTTTTCCCTGGGCGACAAATAACACTTATACGCAATCAGTTGTTGTTAAGTCTCTTGGTCCAGTCAGCGTTGAGCCTAAAGGTGAAATTATCAGAACAGTTACATTATTAACCAAAGCGGCTGGGGTATGGTCAACAGTATGAGCCTATTATCACTTGCTAAGAAATTTAAACCTAAAGCGGTTGTTGTGGACGGTGAGACGTTCTTTGTATCGGTCCTTTCAGCTCTTGAAAAGGATCGATTCGATTTACAGTATGCAAAGTTTCGCGGTGATGGTGGCGGGATTGGTTTGCGTGGTTTTCTAACTGCGTTTTGCTTATGTGATAAAGACGGAAAGAAGGAGTTTTGCAGTGGTGACGGAACAACCGCTAACGCTAATTTCCTGGATGTTGTTAAACAGTTTGGTGACATGCCGAGCAATATTATCGAGCCAGTCTTTGAGGCGGCTTGTGATATCAATGGCTTTAATGACTCAGAGGGTACAGCAAAAAACTCAGGCTAGACGCGGCTTTACGATGGCAGTGGCGCCGTGCAATCGAGTGCGGCAAAACTCGCAAAGAATGGTTAGCGTCTATCACGGCAGAAGAATACCAAGAGCTAGTAGAACTTTCAGAGGTTGAACCAATCGGGACTGATGCAATTATCTATCAAATGGCAATTGTAGCTCAGGCAATGGGTGGCGGAAAATTAAAAGATTGTTTGGTGCTATGTTCGGATCGAGAAATGACACCAGAGGAAATGGCTTTGGCCTGGGGTTGGAATGGCAACAATAGCAAACCTTGACGTAAACCTGCGAGCGAAAACGCAGAAATACGAAACGAACATGAAGAACGCTGGAAAGTCTACCAGGCGGTTTTCTGATACGACTAGGGATGCGGCTAAAGGCACTGAATCATTTCAGGCTAAGCTAACCAGTTTTGCCGCTAAAGGATTGATCGTCACTGGTGTTATTGCAGGTATTGGACTAGGTGTTAATAAGCTAGTTCAAGACTTCGCTAAACTGGGTGACAGTATAGGAAAAGCGGCGGCCAGAACGCAGATTTCAACAGATGATTTTCAGACGCTTTCATTTGCTTTTGAACAATCAGGCGGAAGTGCTGCCAATCTTGAAACGTCAATTCGTTCAATGTCTGCGCAATATCTTGAATTGCAAAGAGGAACAAGTAATTCAGTTGATTTATTCAATCGGTTAGGGTTGACTCTGAGTGATTTGCAAGGATTAGATGTTGCTGATCAATTCAGATTAATTGCAAGATCTATATCTAATGTACGTGATCCATTAGAGCGAGCAGCAATTGCGAATAGGATATTTGGCCGAAGTGGTTCAACTATCCTTCCATTAATTGCTAACCTTGACCAATACGAGCAGCGGTTAAGAGATATTGGCGGAGTCATTAGCGGTTCTGCAATTAAAGATGCTGAAGATTTAACCGACTTAAATAATGAGCTATCGAGGAGTTGGGATAAATTAACTTCTCAATTGTCGAGCATGTTTATTCCAGCGGTTAGGTTGTTAACTGAAGCATTTCGAGAATTGAATTCAACATTAGCAGGAACTCTAACGGCTGGCGATGCTGTTATAGAAAGTGGTTTCCTTCGTCAAATTCCAGTTGTTGGTGATTTTCTTCAAGGTGCATTAGAAGGTAATAGGGCTTTAAGTGGAGTTGCAAGCGGCAGGGGGCGAGGTAATGGTGGTGTCAGTGCTGTAGATTCCATTATCGGAGCAATTCCTAGCGTTGGAGCACCTCAGACCACAGCCGTTATTGATAGACAAATTGAAGCACAGAAAGAACTAATCCGAGCATTAAAAGACCAAAGCAATAGACTGGCACCATTGCCACAAGCATTGCAAAAAGGCACTTCAGCACAGATTGGTTTTGTGGCTCAATTACAACGGCAAAACCAGCAGGCTAAAATCGATGCACGCGAAAAGAAGAAAATCGATTTGGCTGAGAAGCATTTGAAGGAATTGGAAAAGATTCGCAAGCAGCGTGAAGATGAGTTCAAAGACAAGACGGAGATTTCTATACTATGAGTATCAGTTTTGTTACAGAGCTTTCAGGGCGTGGCGGTACGATTGGCGAGGATTCAGAGCGTAAACTTGTCTTTCAATCGGATAGTGCTTTAGATACTGAATATGATGTTTATCAAAATCGCAATTGCCCAAAGATTGGCAGCAGACATCCAAACAGAAGATTTAGCTTATTCTTCTTAAAGCGTGGCGACCTATCAATAACTCAGTCTGATTCGAACTGGGCACGATGGGATGTTGAAGCAACCTATACTCAGCTTGAACCAGGTGAGCCAGAACCAGAAGAAGAACAAGACTTTAACGAGCCGTCGCAGGATGAAGCGGATCAACCCGATTTCAATCCTGATGTATCGGTCGAATTCGAAGACTACACAACTCCGTTAAATTTTGCGGTTAATACAACGGCTGTTTTCGATGCTGATTCACCTGGCGGAACTGGTGCTTATCCAGTCGTGAACTCAGCACTTGAACCATATAACCCACCGCCTGAAGTCTTCCGACAGAATACAATTATCAGAGTGTCACGAAACCTGGCTCTGTCATCTTCGTTATGGTCCGATGCACTTGAGCTAAAAAACACGATCAACACTGATACATTTAGTTGGCGCCGTGGTCCTGCAAAGATAACCGTACAGCCTAAACAATGTAGGATTAAAACACGGTTCGGAAATCAAATTGAATATCGCTCCAAGACTGGGAAGAAGTCATTCTATGCGAATCTTGAGGTGCAATTCACAATCAAGCCGGAGACATGGAACATTGATTTGCTAGACGTTGGAACGGTTTATTTAAGCACCGCTGGAAAGTCTGTCAATCTTCGTATTAACGATGACGATTGGAGCCTTGCTAGTGGGACAACACAGATTCCAATTACTGACGACGAAAATAATAGAGTGCAAGGTTTACTAAACGGATCAGGCATTCAGGTTGCAACTGGCGGAAATTCGTTTTTTAATCGCTACCCAGGATATTACGAAGCGAAACATTCAGCTTTCTTTAAACGACTAACACGAAGGGCCGCATGATGGCAGATGAAATTACATTATCAGTTGACTTGGATTTGGTTAATGGCAACGTCGAGCATGATTTTCGGCCTAACGCAATCCTGATAGATCAAGCAAATGATCGCTATGTTGATCGTATCCAAGATATCGGAACATCAGAAGAAACGGTGAGCTTTGGCGACTTAACCGCTAAAGGTTTGGTTGTGCTCTATAACCTGGATTCCAGCAATTACGTTAATTGGGGGCATACAACAGGCAATCTAGATTGCAAGATTCTAGCTGGCGAATATAGTGTTTTTCGCATGGATAACAGCGGTGCGTTAATCATGCAAGCTAATACCGCTACGTGTAAAGTGCGTGTAATCCTTTACGATAATTAACATGACCGAAATATCACAAAACGCAGCTCGAAGGATTGCCAGTTCTGTTA